ATTTGTTAACGAAACACCGGCAGGCTACACTATTGCTGAGAACGACTGGCGATCTGTAAACTTTAACAACGCTGCTTACTTCTTCCAGAGAGGTCAAGAGCCTTTAGTGTATACAGATGCTGACGGTCTACGAACCTTTGGAACAGCCACAGGCACTACAACACCTGCTTACCTTTGGTGTAACGAGGTTTGCGCGGCTTACGGTAGACTCTGGGCAGTGGACAGTAACGAAGGTGCTCAGATTATCTATTGGTCTGACTTGCTCATAGGTACTGACTTTACTGGAGGCTCCTCAGGCTCTATAGATATTTCTAAGGCTTGGCCCGATGGTTCAGATAGTGTCGTAGGTATCGCAGCACACAACAGCCTGTTGATTATCTTTGGTAAGCACAGCATCGTTGTATACGAAGGCGCAGACTCTCCAGCTACTATGGCGATTGCTGACACAGTTCCCGGCGTAGGCTGCATTGACAGAAACTCTATTCAGCACATCGGTACTGACATACTCTTCTTAGACGACACTGGCCTTAGGAGCTTCGGTAGAACCATCCAAGAGAAGTCTATGCCGATAAGCGACCTCAGTGGTAACATTAAGACTGAGTTCATTGAGTCTCTTGTTAACCGACAGGGGCCTGTGGCTACAATCTATTCACCAGAGAATACATTTTACCTTGTGTCGTTCCCTTCTAATAACCTTACGTACTGCTTTGATCTTAAGGGTAAAACAGAGAATGGATCGTACAGGGTTACACGCTGGCCCAGTTCAAACTTCTTCTCTTTTGAAACAATACGGTCAGGAGAGCTTCTTGTAGGTAACAAAAAAGGTCTTAGCATTTACTCAGGCTACTCAGACAACGGCGACCCTTATCGCTTTAGGTACTACAGTCCGGGACTAACCTTTGGTGATCCTTCAAAGCTTAAGATCCTTAAGAAGCTCAGGCCCACTATTGTAGGGGCTAACTCAGCTACTGTGTTTATCTACTGGGCTTATGACTTTAACACCACGTTCAGATCTCAAGCATACACTGTAGGTAACCAAGACCCTGCGTTCTATAACATTTCTGAGTTCAACATAGGCGAGTTCACTGGCGGTACTTTGATTTCTAGAAGAGCTGTGAACGCCACAGGAGATGGTAGTGTGATCACAATTGGACTTGAAGCAGACATCAATGGGTTCGCTTTGTCACTACAAGAAATTAATGTACTAGCACTGATAGGTAAAACACTATGAGCAACTACACACCAACAACAGACTTTGCCTCTAAGGACAATTTACCTTCTGGTGATCCAGCTAAGATTATCCGTGGTGCTGACTTCACAGCAGAGTTTAACAACATTGCAACAGCAATAACATCTAAGGCTGACACAGCTAGTCCTACGTTTACAGGCACTGTCACGATAGCTGACCTAAACTTTGTAGGTACGCTGGATTCAGGGACGATTGACGGAGGTACTTACTAATGAGTCTTATTTCTGAAGTAATGGGAGCGATTGTAGGGTCTGATGTTGACCTAGGTGACCTCTATAGTAACATAGGCACTACGGGTCAGCTTGCTCAAGGCGCTGCTGGAGAGCTTGCTACACAGTTGCCGGGGATGACTCAGTTTCAACCCTTCACTGTTACTAGCGGTACTTCTCAGGTAAACATGACCCCTGAAGGCGGCTTTAACATCGGTCTCTCTGAGGGTGCTCAGGCACAGCAGAATGCCTTGAGGCAACAAGCTAACTACTATATGACTCAACCTGTCCAAGGAGCTAACCAGACTAACCTAGCTTCTAATCAGGCGTTTAACTTAGCTAATGATCCTAATAGATTAGCCATGACAGGAGCCAATGCTTACCAAGGATACACAGGTTTACAGAATCAAGCAGGAGACCTAGCTTCACAGTTCTTAGGTACTGCCCCTGTAGGTGCGTTGTCTTCTCAGGGAGCAGGGCTACAAGCGTTGCAGTCAGGCATGAGCCAAATGAATCAAGTACCTGCTGGCACCTACCAGACTAGAGATGCAGCCTCAAGCGCCTTTGGCTTAGGTAATCAATTTGTAGGTGCCTCTCGGAACCAAGCTGGAGACATTAATGCTTTGCGCGGGATGTTTGCTAATCAGGCTGCAAGTGCTTTAGGCGGCGGTGGTGGTCAGTTGGGTCAGTTGGGTCAGCTTCCACCAGAATCCGCAGGTATACAAGCAATGCGTGAAAGAGACGCCGCACGGCAACGCACCATGGCCGATGCCACAGGAATAGGAACAACTTCTGGTTTAGATCAAATGCGTCAAAAGATGGGTAAATCGGGTCAGTTGCCTTTTGGTGGTCAGTCTAACCCGCGAACTTTTAGAAACTTAACGATGCCTAACGGAAACACTATGACCGTTGATCCTAACGATCCTAGGCTGCAAGGTTTGTCAGAAAGTCAAATGATCCAGAAGATAACGAAGGCGCACAGCGTTACACCCGAGCAAACGCTACAAGCTCCATCTATAGGACAACTTGGACAGCAAGCGTTAGGCTTAGGCTCTCAAGGTTTGGCAACGCAGGCTCCGTCAGACGTAGAAGCTCTTAGGAGTCAGTACGGTCAGTTAGCAGGACAAGCTGCGGGTAACGTCTTAGGCTCTACAGCAGGGCGTGAGTCTGATGTATACAACCGCATCCGGGCTACGCAGAGGCCTGAGGAAGAAAGGCAGCGTATGGCTCTAGAGGAGCGTTTGTTCAACCAAGGGCGTTCAGGAGTCTCTACTAACATGTACGGCGGCACTCCTGAGCAACTTGCGATGGCTAAGGCTCAAGGGGAAGCGCAAAACCAAGCTTCGTTAGCTGCTATTCAACAAGCTCAGTCAGAACGTCAGCAGTCCCTAGGTGAAGCTCAGGCCTTTGGTGGCATGTTTGGACAGCAAGCTGGGTTGTCTAGTAACCTACAGAACCAAGCGCAGGCTCGGGCCTCACAGTTGTCACAACTAGGCTTGAGTGCAAACCAGATTGAGTCTCAGTTGCAGTCTGAAGGGTTAGGCAGGGCGGTTACATCAGCTTCTCAGGCGGCTAATTTAGCACAGCTTTCGGGTGGCTTACAGGCACAGCAGGCTGGCTTAGGTGCACAGTTCTTAGGCCTAGGCAGCTCTCTATCTGGACAAGAGCAGGCCCTGAGGAGCGCACAGCAACAGAGGGCACTACAGGCTTCTACAGGCGGTCAACAGATGCTTGCGGGTTCTCAGGGTCTACAGCAGGGACAACTTGGGTTGGGCGCAGGAGCCGCAGGTCTCATGGGTCAGCTTGCTCAGCAACGACAGGGCCTCATGTCTCAGAACCTTCAGGATATACTGGCGGCACAGCAGATGGGTGCTGGTCTCGCTGGGTCTTCGTTTGGTTTGCAGCAGGCACAGCAGCAGCTAGGCTTAGGTGCTTTGGGTGCTTCTTACTTACCAGAGCAACAGGCTCTAGGAATGCTATCCGCTGCTGCACCTTACGCATCAATAGCAGACGTAGGACGACGACAGGGTGCTACCATGTACGGAGAGACTGCAATGTCAGGACTGGATGCTATGATGGCAGGGCAGTTAGGACAAGCTAATCTCATGGGTGGAATCATACCCGGAGTTGTACAGGGGCTGGGTAACATTGCAGCCACGGGTATCGAAGCTGTCGCAGACATATTTGATTAATAGGAGATAACTAATGCCAAGGTTTTCACAACAAGTAATTAATGCTTTAGCTAATCCTAGTTACGGTATGCTCACTGGACAAGCTCTCGCCAACACGGGGGAGCGTATGTCTCAGATTCCCGGAAACATTAAAGCAGAGGAGGAACGCCAGAGGCTTCTACAGGAGCAGATGTTGCTACGTAAAGCTGGACAGGCAGGCGTAGCAGCCTATGGAGCAAGAGACCCTGCGGCTTTGTCTGCGGCTGGCGCACAAATGGCAGCTTTAGGGGATCCTACGACAGGTATGGCTTTTGCCCAAGCAGGAGAGGAGATAGCTACAACTGAGGCAACTAAGGCTGCTTTTGCTGCTCGAAAGAATGCAATGGTTCTTAGGGCAGAGGCTCTTAATCTTTCTAGTGAGGTTGTCTCATCTATCAAAGCAGCAACTACTGACAAAACCTTAGATGCGTTGGCAGGAGACCTAAGAAAACAAGAGCTAGATGCTCTTCCTCAATTAAGTGACACTGCCCGAACGAGTGTACTAAAGGGCGTAGGATACTCTGACAGAGAAGCCAAAGATATTGTATCTAAGAAGCCTTCTAAACAAGAGTTTGAGGCTTACAGAGACCTCCAGAAGGGTGACGTTAATATGTACCTAGATTCGTCAGGTAAGCCTGTAACCTACAGAACTACCGAATACGGAATGGTAGTGGTGGACGGTGAGATGGTAGACCCAAGTACTCTAGGGTTGACAGAGGCTCCTAATCAACAGGTCATTAAAAACGTGACCGCAACAATGGGATCAGAGCTTGCTAAACGAGGTGCAGAGGCGTTTGGAGAACTTTACACACAAGCAGGAAAGGCACGTGAAGGAATCATAAGTATTGATAACGTGATGGGTGACATTGACACTATGTTTACAGGAACCACAGCTAACGTAGAGTTAGGGGTGAAGAAGTTCC